ACTGTGCCTCGGAAAGGAATCTTGTTCCAGTATCCTTGAACTCTATCACCAATTTGATATTTAGCTTGGTATCTGTTTTTTGCGAAGTATTCAGCTAATGAGCCCATCTAAGTTTACCTTCCATTTAGTGCCCTCGATATAATCGTTGCCTCGAGGATGTTGTTTTTTGTAATATGCGGCAGTAATATTTAGTTGTTTGCCGCACTCAAAGATAGCGTCCCATACATACGCTAGTTGATTGTCTCGTTGTAGCTTTAGTAGGATAGGTGCGCCTGTAGTCGTATCTTTTAGCCAGTACTGAACTGATTGATGACCTCGTGTGTTTTTAATCATTCGCTTGATAGGTAGGAGACTACGAATACCGAGACCAAGACTAGTATTGTTATCTGCTTTGATAGAGTAATTGTAGAACTCACCAGTGAACATAGCCTCTAACTCTAAGTCATCGTTGTAGTACTCAGGCAGTCTGTAAATCAAACCTTGTTGTTCGTTTGCGTAGATTGTGCGGTCGGTAGACAACCACTCACGGACGCCGGTTTGCCACTTGCTAATGTTACCGTATTTAAGTTCGGTAAGCATAATCTGATTTAAGAAGTGATTGCTGATAACTTCTACAAGGCGCTCATCTTCCTCTGTGTACGAGTTATGTTCAACAAAGAATCTGTGTAAGAATTCAAAACTTTGAAAGCGATGTGAGGTATCATCCTTGTACAAGCGATACGAGGCAATACTAGTCTTGAGTAAGTCAAAGTCGGTGCGATTGTACACGGGTTGCTTTCTAGTAGCCCAGGGCCGCGATTGTGCGCCAAAGTCTGCTTCGAGGTCAGTGCTTGACATAACCTCTACGTCTTTAAGAAAGTCTTTAACATTAGAAAAAACAGTACTCATGAGTGTTCAATAATTTTGATGCCTGCTTCGCTAATAGCACTAGCGCATACAGGACAAGGTTTAGCTAAGAGCAGGTCACCATTGCGACCTACACGAGTGACTAAGATTTTATGGGCCTTAGTCAAATCCCTACAGCGAATAATAGCACTGATCTCGGCGTGTAGGAACAGTTTATCAGGTAGCCCTGTCTTGTTGGCATGACGAGCTTGTAGCGGATGCGTTTTGATATAGCTGTTCTTGCCGACCGAGAGAACACGACCTCGCTTGTCATAAATGATAGCAGTTAGGTCTTGAGTAGATCCGCTCATTCGACACCAATTTTTTGTTTAGCGTACTTGACCAATTCTACTTCATCGTCGAAGTAATAGCCTTCTTCAATCAGACGGCGAGTGTACCAGCGATTAAACAGGAAAGCAATGATAGGTTGTACAATCAGCAGGATAGGGCTAAGAAACAAGAAAATCAGGAAGTGATACAGTGCGAGAACATAGTGACCACGAAACAGCGGCACGAAGAATCCAAAAAACAGGTAGGTCCAGGAGAAGCCTACGAAACCATCACGATACAAACCATTTAGTCGGTGACGCATTTGAACTTTGAGTGCCATAGTGATCCTTTGTAAATATACTGATATTATACAGCAGGCAGCTGGTTGAGGTCAAGTGAAAATGGAACAATTCACAGGAAATTATCTTCCTCTGCTAAAATGATAAATATTAAGATATGAGATACCGCGACTTCAAATTAATGGAATTTGCTCAGTCAGACCAGACTGATGAAGAACCACGTGTATCTGCCGCCCAACAATCTCAGCCTCAAAAATCCGCGTTGCCGACTGCGCCTCAATCTCGCTCAGCCACAGAACAAAAAATCATTGACCGGTTTATTAGTCGCTGTATCCCTAGAGATATCGAGCCTCGAGAAGCGCAGGAAGCACTAGCGTATCTAAGAAAACAAATCACTAGCATAGAGCAAGTTCGTCAATTAGACGTTGAAGACATTATGCTAAGTTTGCGTCAGCACTATGCGGGCGAAACTAACAAGCTAGGCAGTAACTTGGGCAAGCTATTATCAGCAAGCGGCGTTGGCGACAGAGGCGGCATGAGTGATAGTGACGCTATCGCAAAATTAATAGCAATGAGTTTAGAGCGAGTTAGAGATGAAATTGTCGTCACGGTTGCTAGTATGATTGACAACGGTCATATTGTACTTGACCAAGACAAGTTTAACATCTTAAAATTGCTAGGCGGTCGCCCTTCAAACGCTACTCGTGCTAACAACTTTATCAAGCAACGCTTTAAGGTCGAGCGCGGCATTTACCTACATTTTAGAGACATTCGTGACCCGGTCGATGTAGGCTTCGCTGTGTTAATTGACACTGATCGTCACTTAATTTATCTAGGCAAAAAGTACAATAAATTCAGAATTGTTACTACTGACACATATACCGTCAATAGTGACAAAATTCGCAAGATTGTATTTGCTGGCGGCGAGCAAGACGATCACGAGCGCAAAACTATGACCGAAGTATTGATCGACCGACTAACTCGCTATCAAGCCATGATGAATGATGATGATATCAGGGGGCTGTATCAGGCGCTAGAGGTCAGAATTGAGAAAACTGAGCAGGCGGCTGTTGATGCCGGCGACGATAATCACCAGCAGAAACGATTGTACTTCTAAGTTTAGAAATTAGTTTGCGGACCGTCCTTGATAAATACTACTATCAAGGACATTTTTTATGCTAATCTCAGAACTACTAAAAGAAAACGAACACCCTAAGCACAAAAGCGCACTACCTAAAGCCGCTTCAATCAATGACGAACCAGAAGAGTTGGAATTGGATGGTGAGTTGGATGACGAAGATGAGTCTGAGGACGATAGTAAGCAAGAGGCCATCGATGCTTTCAAGGCAGCCGGTAAAGATTTAGGCGAAGGTCTCTATGCAGTGACTATATTCCCTGACGCATGGCCAGGTACTACCGCAAGCGAAGTCAACGCAAAAGAAGATGCCATCAATGGCTTATTGAAGGCGTACCCAGAATTTCACGATAAACTACCAAAAGAGATTCCATCCGAGGATTTGTTTGTTACTATCTTCAATGAGGCAAGTGAATCCTGCGGCTTCGCTATTGCGTCGGACGAAGATTATAAACTCAAAACATCAGAATTTACTAACTCTGATAATAAACCAGAAACTCCAAAACAAGGATTAATTATTTCAACAGTTCATAGAGGAATGAGGGCCTGGGCAGAACACGCAACAAAAGAAAATCGCAGTAAAGTAATTAGTTTATTGAAATAATATGAAAATAAATCATTTTATAACTGAGTCTGCCGACATTCAAAAAGAGACAGATCGACAGCTACTTAAAGATCCTTATGATGGCACACATCGAGCAAAGGTAACCGACTGGCTAACTTTAACGCTTCCTCAACTCGAGTCTTTTAGTAAAAAGAGAGGTCTTAAATTTGCTAGAACGGAAGATATTCCTACCAGAGAAGAGGGCGGCCGTGGTTCATACAGAATGAGTATCAACGCTATTGAGTTAAACAAGGTACCAGAAGAAAATGATGATACTGTAGAATCTCGACAAATTTTTGCCCACATATTAGAAGTTAAGATAACAAATAAGGGCGAAAAACAACAAGATCCTAGAGAATCAATTTACTATATTTCTTATTCAGTTAGTGATAACTTTGATGAGGCATACTCCGGTAGAGGCACTAACCAAATAAGTAGAGTAGATCAATTACCAATTTACTCAAATAGCACTGGTATTGGTTCAGATTCTAATAACTGGACTTACGATTCTGATAATGCTAATGCCACTAAATGGCAAGATGCCCTAAAGCCATCAGAGTTTGACAATTTAACTTCTCCCGAGTATAGTAGTTTAGAGAATACAAGAGCTAGTAGAAGAATAGGCTTAGGCATTAACTCTAATCCACGTGATGTTGAGGCGCACAATAAGACAACTACGGCCGCGATACGCAGTCAAACAGATTCAATTATAAAAAATTTACAAGCTAAGCCAATTACCGTATCTAACATAGTATCTGTTGTTAAGAATAGTAGTAACCCAGTAGGTAAATACAGAGGTAGAAGAACCAGTGAATATCTAGCTGACTTAACTGCGCTATTTACAAAACCTAGCAATGCCGGTAATATCTATCCTCTACAATATACTGACGTTGGCAACAATTCAGATAAACTTTTCAATGAGTTAGGCATTTCGGCAGTTCAAAGTATCATGACTGACTTTATGGAAGTTATCCATCCAGTTGCGCTACTAACTGGAAACTGTAGTGGTAACGCTAGTAAAATTGCTCAGAGCTTCTTTGGAGCAACTCAAGAAGAATTATTAAGTGGCGCTGTTATCAGATACTTCGGCGCGACTAATGAACGTCTAATAGACAGTGTAATATATTATGGTGGCGGTGAGCGAGGTTACAAAAAACTAGGTGTTAGCTCTAAGCAACAAGGTGGCTTTGCTATCAAGCCCAATTCACCTTCATTCACTTCGCTATACAATGCTTATCAAGAAGTTCAGCAGATAGCAACTCCTATGTGGAATAAGGAAGTGGTGCCACTGTTAAATAAGAACCCAAGAATCAAAATGTCATGGGAACTAATAAAGCTACGCATGGCTAGTGGCGGTGAAGAAATGACTCCTAAGTTCATTAATGACATGGCTAGCGCATATGGATTATCGGACATTGATGCTAACAAGATTATGGAAGTTGTCGGCAATAGTCCTGAGTTTAAACAGTTAATCATATGGATCTTGAATCACTCGGCAACAGTACAAGTAGATACCCATGCCAACTATGGCGATGAAGATACTCCGCCGGTGCTATCTAATATCATTGCTACATGGCCGACTCAACTAGCTAGTCATGTTAGTGTTGATATATCTCAAAACAAATTCAGTTTAATAGTTAACGGAGCTCCCATAGAGTTCACTCCTGTCCTCACCGACCGAGATGATATAGAATACGGTGAAGTTCCACAAGACACTTTTGATAAAGTCAAACCACAGGGCTATGCTAATGCCAATGGCGATGTTGAACTAAAAACTCTAGGACGTAGTCCTTCTGATCTAAAATCTAGTCCATATCCGGATGGCAGACCAGCAGGCACTAATACTGTAAGTTATGGTAATGTTCAAGAAAAGCGATTGTTTGCCTGGGCCAGTGAAGACAAAACACGAGATGAGATAAAATCAGAGTTTGAAATGACAGATGAAACAGTTGCGACTGTTTTATCAGCACGTGCGGCAATGATTGGTTTCATTGAAAATTCACAGTATACTCCTGAACAAAAGATGAGTATTCTTAAATATTTGCCTAGTGGTAACGAGAATAAAGATTTGACAAAAGCTATAGAAGTTCTTATTTCCAATAACACAACTGCTAGAAAGAATGAATTGGCACGACTAGCCAGATATATGCCAGAACAAGAGCGCAAGACTACATGGAAAAATGTACGTGAGATTGGACTTAAAGAAGACACTGATAGTAGTAACTATAACTTTCTACAGAAAGCATATGCTCGACTACTTAATATTAAGACCACCGATCGAGCGAGATATGCCATACTAAGTCAAGAGAGTTATCGTCGTGGTCCTTCTACTATAGATATGTTTGGTCAATCTACCGAACCATCTACTCCTGAAATAAAGTTAGACCGAAGGGAAGTAGAAAAGTTAGTAAACGTAGAGTTATACAAACTTATGTCTGCCGCAAATGATGGTTTTAATGCGGCGCTTAGACCTATTATACAAGCTAACAGTTATTGGCCAAGAGAGTTAACTCAAGTAACAAATAAAAATTTGCCGGACATTGTTAAGGCCCTGGATTTAACTAAGAATTTGTCTAGATGGACTGGACCTATTGCTGACAAGACCAAGAGAGCTGCCACCAAATTGTTAAGTGATATCTATGCGTCTAGACAACAAATTGAAGGCATGAAGCCTCAATTAACTAAACAAGTGGAGGCTGAATTAAATCAGCGTGAATTAGATAAGCAAAAGCCACAACGTGCTCCTATATCACCAGAGCGCCAACGTATTCGTGGACTAATTCAGACAGCCCGAGGTCAAGGTCGTGCTAGTGATTATAAACAATCATACAGAAACGCTAAGGATATGGCAGAATTGCCAGATGCGGATATCGTTGACTTACTAGAAACTAAGTCAAGTATCCTCAAAGGCATCCTAAGTAGATAAAAAGAAACCCGCTAAGTGCGGGTTTTATTATTGGGCAGTTAGCACGTTGTAGTAGCCCCAACAATCTAACATGAATAGTATGACGGCGTTAGCAAGCATAGAGAATGACTTACGACTCCAAGCACCCCAGCCGTAGAGTAACACACCGAACGCCCACACCGGATACATCCAGATTAATGGAGGGTTTGGCGCAGTATAGGCCATAGTAAAGGCACTACCGATACTAATGATCCACGCTATGAACTCGATAATGAATCGGCCACGGTCGGATCTCCAATCCTCTCTGATCCATTCGAATGATTTTAAGATTGTGTTTTTCATTGTTTTAGAATTGGAATAGTTGAGGGACTACATTGCCGTCTGGATCAATCCTCATACCAGGTTCGATAACTTCTTTGGTGCCGAACGAGTAGTCATACTTGAGACCGTCGCCACAAACAATGTTACATATCTCACCATTGACACGGAAGATAGCGTGTAAGTCTTCATTCCGCCAGTTGAGTGGGATATCGTCACCTCGAATGATATCGATAGTGGGTTCACCATTGACGCCGTATAGTCGTTTGATACACTCCCGACAGTTATCTTCCATAAGGTCGATACCATAGACCGTGGATAAGGCTTGCTCATAGGTAGAGCCATTCTCCATCTTACGAATGACTACTTCGGATAAGAATTGACCGTCACCACAGGAAGGCTCCAGGAACGTTTTGGCGGAGTCGGTGAACACTTCTGGTGGTAGTTGATCCAGCATTTCCTGAACAAGCGGGGTAGGCGTGAACACTTCTCCAGTAGCCTTAACTCTGGATTTGTCACGCTCTACTCCGGACATATAGTCACGGTTGCGGAGATGGTTAATCATCGTAAGCATTGTATATTCTAAACAGTAAATGTAATTATTGGTGAACCATTCCCATCACTTTTACGTTCCCACATCATTTTACCAAACTCATCATATCTACGTTTAGTGAATACAATATTACTCTCACTATATTCAGCTATCGAATAATAATTCTCAGTGTCGTGATTAATATGTTGATAGAATTTTGGATTATTTGGATTGTTAGATATCTCATATTCCGGCCAAAAAAGAAACATATTACGTTGAACAGTCTTACGTTCGTACCCATTAACATCTTTAAATGATGTTTTAATAATCAATGGTTTTTTTCTGTAATATTCGTATATTTTTATGATACCTGCCACTGGATATATCCGTTTAAATAAAGACATTAAATATTCTATCATTTCGATTTACCCTCAATGTGATTGATTTCTTCTTTGGTTAACTTGAAAAACTTATAAAGCTCAGCGTCCGTGAATTCTTTATTGAATTTTGGAGTTTTAATCATACTAAGTAAGTTAAAATCGGTCTGCGGTACCCAAGAATAGTGCTTCATCACAAAACGCACAATTTTTGAATTATAAAAAGAAAATACTGATAATGCCTCATCAACAGAGGAACAAATTTTTGCCCTAGATTGATTATTGAAACCGCAACCCTCAGTATCCAAGACGACAAAATAGCCCAACTCACGAGGGATGATAACTTTTGGGTTATCAGCAATATCATTTTTGATATTCGAATATGATATTCCCTTTTTACCCATAATTTTATACTTGAATTCTTTTGTTTTCGTGTTAGATACAGGTAGTCGTTTCCATGCCGTGGAATCCGCATTAACAAATAGATTTTCATCTTCACTACCAAGAATCTTAGATGACATATTATTGAAGTCATTTAAAATCATGAATTTTTTGAGTGCGGCAATGCCATCCTTCCTAAGGACAAAAGCAGAGATATTGATACCAACATTAAAGAATGAATTCACATTTAAATTTGTCCACATCATCGAGTTTCCAAACATAATATCATTCACTGCTTTGTTAATATCCGATGGCTTTTTTGATAACGGTTGAGTCCAGGTAGTTGGTAATACCATACTAATATAACCATTATCCTTCGTCAATTCATTAGCTTTAATTAGAAACTTATTCCACAATTTATATGATGTTTCTTTTGTTTCCTGATATGGAGGATTACCAACAACAACGTCAAATTTCATAGTATTTTCCAGAGTAGTAATAACATTTACGCCGATACGTTTGGCCATCTTAATCTTGTTAGGATGATCCGCGTAGAATGTAACATTAGTAGTATTTACCCCATAAGTATACACTAGACTAATAACAAATTCAATGTTGAATAGCACCAATACAGTTTTATCATCACTGATGGCAGGAACTTGATCCAGAATTTCTTCGATCAGAGGTTGAGGTGTGAACACATCGTGGCCGCCAACAAATATACCAGACTTATCTTCTTTAATGAATTTGAAGAGAGTTTGTGTTTTTGACATATCTACCATTTATAGCTCCTGTTTCAGTGTCAATACAAGTATTGTAACTGGAATCCGATTTATTGTCAAATTTTCGACTAGACGCCCATTTCCATACGGAAAATAGACCAAAAACTATCATTTTTATCAATAAGTTTACTGATTTCTTTGTAACCCAAAGTTCTAACTTTACCATGATACATACCTTCGTTGATTGTTTCAAGTAGGTCGTTAGCAGTAGTGAAGATTGTCATGTCTACATCTTTACCCTGATTCATCAGTAAACTTTTAGCGACAAAGTTACTAATGTGATCCTTATTGGCAGTCAATTCCTCGGTGACATTGCTACGGTATTTAACTTGAACAGTGTGTGGTTTGCCATTATGACTTTCGCCGATACCATCCACGCCCATGTCAGCACCGTGAGTTTTGACATTCCATGGACTATAGTTAGTGATGTTGATACGTTTGTCAATTGGACTAGAATTAATCAATACCTCTACTAGAGCTTCAAAGCCGTCGCCACGATACGTCATTTCATCCCACATATCTGGGTTTTGTGCACTTTGCTTAGTCAGGCGTTTCATAAACTCATTGAGAGTTGAGCATTTGTTCAACAATGCGGTGCTGTCGTAGCAAGTTTGTTTAAAACGATGTTTCATTTCTATCTCCTAATTAAGCAAACAACAAGTCAAGTTTATCATCAATAGTATCAGCACTGTGAACTCGATCAAAAAATTCATTCTGTTCGATTTCGTGAATCACGTTTTCGATGGTGAACAGGCTCATGTTCAATTTCATTTTGCCATAAGCATCATTGATATCAGTATCATCGCCTTCGTGGCGATTTTTACCAGTCTCAACTACACTTTCGGCACTCAGATCAAAGCCACCATCACGAATCGCACGAACAACCCCTGCGACCTGCGCCTTGTCATCTTCATCGCCATTCAAAACCGGCACACTGATCCAAGCTTGGCGTTTTAAACTGGGATTGGGTTTGTAAATACGAACGGCGCGGCCAATTGTTTGAAGCAACTTTGCCAAACCCAGATTACGCATCAAACACACGCCTGTAATACCATCAACATCAATGCCTTCACTAAGAATATCATAGTGGAATACTAGGGCGTTGTCAGCAGACTTCAATTTAGATATAAATTCTTCGCGGCGAAAACCTTCGCCATCAATCATTGCTCCCTTCTTACTAGTAATAGTAAAGATAGAATGATTCGGCATAACTGCTTTGATTTTGGACAGGTTGTCAACAACTGAGTGAACATCTTTTGTGCCCTTCATGGCAAACAAGATTTTACTAAATCCCAGTTCTGGTAGTGTCACTGCCGTTTGCTCAGTTGCCAATTGAATCACCTCATCGATGACACTACGGTCTTCCGATTTAGTAGTACCGTACATGACATGAAGACGAGGAGCCACAATCAAACCAGCTTGAATCAATTCTTCTGGCGTAATAGTAAACAGACGAGGTCCATAGATAGCTTCGTTATTGAGTCCTCGGCCAGCGTCACTAGCGGTATGCTTTTCAGTGGCGGTGAAGAACAGTTTAACTTTTCCAGTCAAAGACTTTATAGAGTTATTGAAATTCTCGCTCACACAGTACTGACTTTCATCAGCGATAATAGTATCAAAGTCGATACCGGCAAGATTATGACAACTATGGTACGTACTAAACACTACCAGATCCATACCAGTGTTAAGGGCTTTTGTGAATTCTTCTTGAACTTTTGCTACCTTTGTGGTAGCTGTTTCTTCCCATTTAATATCATCATAATCCGGTTCATGGTTACCGCTGTGAAAGGCAATAGCACGATACTGTGTGCCGCCAAAATTACGAAATTCGCCAATTAGCTGATTCGCTAACAAAATACGCGGTGCTAAGATCAAGTGAATTTTGTTAGCACCAGGAACACGGTTAGTTTGTTGAAGTTCGATTACAGCTGCCTCGACAAAGGTCTTGCCAGCACCAGTAGGCATGATGATGCGGCCAATAGCTTTACCTTTACCTGCCAAGATTTCTAATTGAATGGCAGTGAGGGCTGATTGTTGGTGAGGGCGAAGGTCTAAAGTCATTTTGATTCCTTTGATTGTTTATCAATTTCGATACAAGTATTGTATCAGGTTAACGATTTATTGTCAAATTGGAACTGTTAGGACTTTGGAAGTAGAGTGAGAACAGTTCGGGACTCGTTCTCTACTTGGTATGGAATAATTATAGCAGGTATTCCATTTATTGTCAATTATTCGCTATCTTCTTCGAGGTCTGCCGAATCGATTTGGTCGTCCAGAAACGCCTGAGCATCAGACTGAGTACTAAAGTATTCATCTCCTAGTTGGGTCCAGCCAAAGCCGCCCATGAACTGAGCTATCCATTCGCCGGGATTGATTTCGATTACGCGGGTATCAACGAGTTGGGACATAACTATCTCCTTATCAGTTTCAATACAAGTATTGTAGCAGGAATGGGATTTATTGTCAAGTACTATAGCAACTTTTTCAATAAAAAAGGGCCCGCCCACGGTAGGCCCACCAAAATGTAATACCTAAGTACTACTTTTCCAACTGATTCCTGACACGCTGGATTAGTGCTAACTGAGCACATTTCCATACAGCCGCATTACTATCAGGACTATTTGCGTCAATCTTAGTTTGGTTAGCCACCCGTTCCAAATCCGCCAATACAGAACGACCAGCATTAGCGTCAAATACCTTCTTATATGATTCCACAAGTGTTGTTTCTGTATCCTCTTCTACAACAAAGTCAGGACGAATCCAAGTTCTGGTAGCCTTATTGAACAAACTATTCATTCCCCGGTAGTTGATTTTTTTAGGATTAACTCGCTCATCGTGCTCGTCTTTTAGGCGATGAAATTCTATGGCTGCCTTAACGAATGCCTTGTCCTCGGTATTGCCGGCAGGTAGCAGACCACCCTGATACGGTTCTGGTCTCCATGACATATCAACATCGGTAATGATAATAATATTACACTTACACGAGAAACTTGTCGGTAATGAGGTAGCGTTGTACATATTATAATGTTCAACAGATTTCTCAAAACTACTGTCCATATCTCCAGGCTCTAAGAACGGATCGCTATCACTAAGAGCATCACTGACGATATTATAAGGAAACCCGCCCTCTATGGATGGATTAACTAATACCAAGAATGGGAATGATGGTTGATATCCATCAGGAGCAACGGTTGCTAAATCTTTAAAGCGATTATATGCTTGTGTTGCCCGCCATAAGCCACTATATACGGCTAAGGGTTTACTGTCATCGGTGACAATCTCGTACGGAACTCGATACTCTTCTTTGAGTTTATCTAAGTGTGCTTGTATAGTGGGTAAGAGAGGGGCAGACGCAATGTATAATTGCCCTCTGTTTAGAGGTGCTTTGTATAGAGAATGTTTAATGTCAGATAGCAGGGCGCCAACGGACAGGTGATAATCATGAATTGATTTCATTTTAGGTTTCCTTTAAGTTAATTTAAGTTTGTTATCAAGGGCAGGTTGGTCCCTCACATAACAAACTTATTTATCTTTGATAGGACCTAACATGAACTTTTCGATGGATACTCTTGTCATCACGGTAAGTGGCCCGACATTATCAGGGTAATTCCAACGCTCTATGTTAATTCTCTTTCTATTCCCCATAGTATCATATTCTTCAACATCATCGGGTATTGGATAAACAACAGTGATTGTTCCATTGTCGTTTTCAATTACAGTTCTTAATTCAAACATGACAATCTTTCATATTGTGTTGTCTTTGAACCACTGCTCTTCCAAACTCTTTAGGATCTCAATCACCTCCGCATCAGTCATTTCGTGCTCCATCGTTTCATCAAGGGAGTTGATTGACCAGTCATCGTTCTCCACATCGTACCAAATGTGAATACAGACTTCTTCAGCGGGTCGATGAATTAGGCACCATGGAGATAGTTCATGCTCAGGAAATACAAAGTCGGGCTGAGCACTATCCTTGTGAATAAACAGGGCATACGACTCCATGTTCTTATTGCCGCCCTCAGTATAGCGATACTCACCGTTCTCGTCTTCATCTTCAAGATCACCGTAGCCGTCAAAGATAATCTTGACTGCGGGAATGTCGGAGATATCTCGACCAATTTCAAGATCCTCTGAGTCCCGCCACATTGTGTCAATTAGTAGTTGAACGACACGGTAGTACGCATCGTAATCTAGTTCGTCGTTCATAGTGAGTCTCGATTCTCAATAACACGGTCAGCTAAGCCGTACTGAACTGCTTCTTCTGCCGATAGGAAGGTATCAAACTTCATTGCTTCATACAACTCTTCATATGACTTGCCCGCAGTGTTGTGCTTGACATACAATTCAGTCAATCGCTTGTTGATACGCTGTGATTCTTCGTAGGTGCGACGAGCATCTTCAAACTGTAGTTCTTGTACGTGAACTGAACCGCGAGTGCCTGGTGTACCTGAACTAACACGATGAATCATAGTACGTGACTGAGGTAGTACGAAACGCTTGCCTGCTGTGCCTGCTTGAGCTAAGAACGAGCCCATTGAAGCCGCTTGACCCATAACAATAGTGTTGATATCGCACTTGATAAACTGCATAGTGTCATAGATACTCAAGCCGGCAGTCACCGAGCCGCCAGGTGAGTTAATATAAAAAGCAATGTCTTTGTCAGGGTTCTCAGCTTCTAAGAACAGCAACTGTGCTACGATAACAGAGGCGCTATGCTCATTTACATCAGTGTGTAGCATAACAATACGGTCACGTAGTAGTCGTGAATAAATGTCATAACTACGCTCACCTTTTGAGGTTTGCTCTACGACCATAGGGATTAAACTCATTTTGCTCTCGCTTTCTTTGTGGTTGGTTTAGGTTGATGATAGTGTTGAGGATAAGAAATTTTATCGCAGATGCCTAGCTTGAGTGCTTCGTGGGCATCTAGCCATCTGTCTTGTGCGGGTAGCAAGAACTCTTTGATTTTAGCATCAGAGAGGTGCGTACAACTACGATAGTGTTCAAGCATACGCTTTTGTGTTAGGTCATACTCACGCACCGTGGCAAACAATTCGTGTGCTTTACCTTCGTTAGCCCACGAGAATTGATGCGATAAGATAGATGTGTTTGGTGTTAAGACACGGCGACCTTTTGCGCCTGTCATAAAGATTAGTAAGCCCGATGATGCGATCTGACCTAGTCCTACCGTCTTGATAGGGATAGCACTCGAACGCATTACGTCAATCAAGGCAAATGCTGAGGCAAGTTCGCCGCCCTCGCTACAAATCATTAGTAGCAATTCTTGCTTACGCTCAGCTACGGGCACTACGTAGTTCTGTTCGAGAATCCATTCGATGATAGGTGCTACACTATCCGAATCAACTTCGTCCATGAATACATACATGCCGCAGTCTTGAAGAGATGGATTAGCGCCACCAATTCTGTCGTTAATATCGTCACTAGCCATGGGTGTCTTTGTTTTGCTCATTTGTCTATTTTACATTAGATGCCAGTTAGAGTCAACTGTTTTTGGTAGAAAATAAAATTTTTGGATAAACTGATACCGTTCTAAATATTAGTATCCAATGTACATTTAAGGAGAATATTATGGATATCGTAATCGGTTTAGTAATCATCGCAGGTATTGCGTTCTATGTCTTCCGCAACAAGAAAGTTGTTGAAGAAGCATCAAACCCAGCACCATACAAGGTAGAGGCTCCAGTAGATCCTATCAAAGACTATGCTGACGTTGCCATCGCTCAAATTCCAGTACAGGAAGCTAAGCCAGTAAAAGCAACTAAAGCAAAAGCACCTGCTAAAGCTAAAGCACCTAGAGCAGCCAAGCCAAAAGCACCTTCACTCAAAGTTGTTAAGGCAAAAGCACCACGTAAACCACGTGCTCCAAAAACACCTAAGTAATCAACACTTAAAAACACAAAAGGGACCACCTGGTCCCTTTTGTGTTGCCTAATATCCTCTTATTCCGATTCAATCTTGACTTGTAGTGGGAAGCCATGATTCTGAGCTTCAGTCTGAACTTCCACACCTTTTTGTTCAGCAAGTTCATAAGGCATTACTGCCACAACTGCGCTACCCTCTTGATGAATGGCAACCGTACGATCAAAAGCGTTTTTCTCGTCGTAGTTAAAGTAGGTCATTAGACTACCGACTACGAATTCCATAGTAGTGACTTCATCGTTTAGATAAACTACCTTGAACATACCAGGCTCTTTTAGCTTGAGATTGGTCTTGATTTTTTCTTTTGTGTCTACACTTGCCATGTTTTTCTCCAGGTTATAACAGTATTTATTATATCACTTGTTAAACTTGATGTCAATCGTTTTTGGAGCATGGGTTTCAGGAATAAGTCTACGCAAACTAATGCCTAGAATACCGTTAGTAACCGCAGCCTCACGAACTTCTACGTGCTCGGCGAGTGTAAACTCCTTCTTGAACACACGGTCAGAGATACCCTTGTAGATATACTCGACTGGTGGTTCAGCGGTCAATTTCTCACCAATGATAGTTAGAATATTACGCTCAACTGTGATGCGAATTTCGTCCTCGCCAAAGCCAGCAACTGCTACCTGAATTACAAACTCATTCTCGTCAATACGGAGAATGTTGTATGGCGGATAGTTAGTGTGCTGAGCCTCAGTCATTCGCATCAACTCTTCCATCATGTTGTCGAAACCGATGCCAAACTTGTGGATGCTAGGGATATCTAGACTGCGGAGTGTTAAGGTGCGGCTCATTATTGTGCCTCCTTAACTTCTGCGTCTACAACGCCGTCATCAGATTTAGCGTTGACTTCTGCTTCTGCTTTCTTGTTGATTTCAGCATAGATAGGCGCGGCAGCTTCATAGACTTTCTCGATAGCTTTATCGATAGCGGCAACATCTTCACCAGCAACAGCTTGTTCGACGTTAGCAACAGCGTCATCAAAGTTAGCCTTGTCTTCGTCAGAGATTGTAACATCCTTAGCGTCACGCTTTAGATTAGCGAGAGCACCTTCAGCACGATTACGGGCTTCGATTAGCTCTTTAGCTTTCTTGTCGCTTTCAGCATTGTCAGCGGCTTCTTGAACCATGCGTTGGATCTCTGCTTCGCTCAAGCCTGAATCACTCTTGATTGTGATTTTGTTTTCTTTGCCGGTGCCCTTGTCTTTAGCCGAAATCTTCATAATGCCGTTAGCATCAATGTCGAATGTAACTTCAATCTGTGGTTGACCACGACGAGCAGGAGCGATGCCGTCTAGTTTGAACTCTCCTAGTGCTTTGTTGAACTTGAATAGTTCACGCTCACCCTGTGCTACCTTGATATCAACTGCTGGTTGATTGTCTTCGGCAGTAGAGAACACTTGACTTGCTTTAGTAGGGATAGTAGTATTCTTCTGAATCAACTTAGTGAATACACCGCCCATAGTTTCGATGCCTAGTGATAGTGGTGTAACGTCTAAGAGTAGAACGTCTTTACGATCACCTGCGAGTACACTGCCTTGAATAGCGGCGCCAGCGGCAACTGCTTCATCAGGGTTTACATCTTTACGCGGTGCTTTACCAAATAACTTCTCAACTGCCTCTTGTACTTTAGGCATACGAGTTTGACCACCGACCAAGATAACTTCGTCAATGTCGCTAGTAGATACACCAGCATCCTTCATAGCTGTACGGCATGGTGCTAATGAACGCTCGATTAGTTCGTCAACAAGTGATTCGAACTTAGCACGAGTTAGCTTGACGTTTAGGTGTTTAGGACCACTAGCATCTGCTGTGATGTATGGTAAGTTTACATCTGTTTGTGCTGAACTTGATAGTTCAATTTTTGCCTTCTCTGCGGCTTCTTTTAGGCGCTGTAGTGCTAGAACATCCTTGCTCAAGTCAACACCGCTGTCCTTTTTGAATTCATCAATGATGAAGTCCATGATACGCTGGTCAAAGTCTTCACCGCCTAGGAAAGTATCACCGTTGGTTGATAGAACTTCAATTTGCTTCTCACCATCAAGATCCGCGATTTCAATGATTGATACGTCGAATGTGCCACCACCAAGGTCGTAAACAGCAACTTTGCGGTCACCTTTAGTAGCTTTGTCAACACCATACGCAAGAGCGGCGGCTGTAGGCTCGTTAATAATACGTAGAACTTCTAAGCCAGCAATCTTGCCAGCATCTTTAGTTGCTTGACGTTGACTATCGTTGAAGTAAGCAGGTACTGTGATGACAGCTTGAGTAACTTCATGTCCTAGATAATCCTCTGCTGTTTGTTTCATTTTACGTAGCACTTCGGCACTAATCTGTGGCGGTGCTAGTTCCTTGTCTTGTGCCTTTACCCATGCGTCACCGTTCTTGGCTTCCATGATAGTGTAAGGCATCAAGTCGATATCCTTCTGTACCGCGTCTTCCTTGAACTTGCGTCCAATTAGTCGCTTAGCGGCATAGATAGTGTTTTTAGGATTCGTAACACTCTGACGCTTAGCAGAAGCGCCGACCAAGATTTCATCTTGTGTGTATGCTACGATTGAGGGGGTGGTTCTTGCGCCTTCACTGTTTTCGATTACTTTAACAGTGCCGTTCTCGATGACGGCAACGCAACTATTGGTGGTACCTAGGTCGATACCGATTACTTTGCTCATATTTTTCTCCTTTAAAAAGCAAGATTTTGATTGTAGACCCGAAGCATCTACAAAATTATTTATCCCTTATAAGAGGGATAATATACGTATATTTTATTTTATTTTGCCAAAAGTTCAGGATCGGCGACTGCTTCACGTGTGACAACAATCTTTTTCACGCCTGAGTTTTTGATGCGCTGAATGTTATACATAGCAGGTAGTAGTACACGCTCAATCTCACTATGTAAACCACGAGCACCAGTCTTCATCTTCAAGCAGTTTTCCGCAATCTGTTCGATAGCCTCGGGTGTAAATTCTAGCTCCATGTTGTCTAAGCCTAGCAAGTATACATACTGTTGAATGTATGAGTTCTTAACGTCGGTTAGAATCTGAATCAACTGTTCTTTAGTCAACTCATTGATATACACACGACTAGTAAAACGTCCCGTGAATTCAGGAATCATACCGAATGAGGTTAAGTCATCGGGTGTCAACTGTTCAAAGTAACGCTGTTTGTCTTGTGTCTTGTTCTTTAGCTTGTTAGAGAAGCCGATGCCGCCGCCATCAACACGCTTACCAATAATGTCTTCCATGCCGACGAAAGCACCACCAGCAATGAACAGAATGTTAGTAGTGTCAACTTCTAGCATATCCGAACCAGGATTCTTGCGACGGCCGCTTTGTGGGATACGGCAAACTGTGCCCTCTACAAGTTTGAGTAAGGCTTGTTGAACTCCTTCGCCACTAACGTCACGAGTGATAGATGTTGACTCCGACTTACGAGCAATCTTATCGATTTCGTCAACGAATACGATACCACGTTGTGCCTTCTCAATGTCGCCATCAGCCGCGGCAACAAGGCGAATAATCATACTCTCAACATCATCACCCACATAGCCAGCTTCGGTAAGTGATGTGGCATCGGCAACCACAAAGGGTACATCAAGGTACCGAGCAACCGTCTTAGCAAGTAACGTCTTGCCGCTACCAGTCGGACCAAGCACCAAAATATTGGCTTTAGTAACATTGATATCTGACTTATTGTTAATACGTTTGTAATGATTAGCAACAGCTACGCTTAGAATCATCTTAGCACGATCTTGACCAATAACATACTGGTCAAGATAGGCTTTGATATCATCAGGGTAGAGCGAATTACCACCAGCTTCTTTTGTATCAGTCTCGTCTTTCAACAAGTCTGTACAGAGTTCGATACAATCGCTACAGATAGCGGTGCCATCTCCAACGATTAGTTTCTTTACCGCGTCTTTGTGTTTACCACAAAAACTACATTCTTTAATTTTGTGAATTTCGCTCATGTATTACTTATCTTTGTTAGCTACGGACTCGACATTTACTTGGATTAACAAATTCAATCTCGACTCCTTTTACTGATTGAACCCACTGAATAAATTGGTCCTCAGATTGATCTTCCCTACGAGGCAAGATAAAGTTAGTTTCATAATTGAAACTTGATGGGATTTGATAAACACGTTCATCCCAACCATTTGGCTTCTTCTCGTATCCAAGAGACCCTTCGAAGTGCTTGTCAGATAAGTCATAGCAAGCGGCTCTTGGATTTGTAGCACCAATAAATTTGACCATCACTTGAGTGTTACGAGGATCAAACGCATTGATAAAACTTTCCTGAATAGACTTGTCCTTCCAACCACCACGAGCACTACCAAACAGTCCACCTAAGCGAACTGTCCATTTTTCATTATGATAGCCTTCTTCGTTAGTAGTTTTGATAGCTTCTTTGAGGGCATCAAAATACTTGTCGTTGCCTTTGATTTTAGTACTGACAATAAATGATTGGCTAGTAGTCAAACCATAGTAAGGACGCTTGTAGCTAGTCTCTGCTACCTTCATGCTAACAACTTCAACGTTGTAAGCCATGCGATGATAGTCATTCAAGATAGAAGTAAACAACCGACCAGCTTGGCGTGAACGCTCAGCATCAGTTACCAGTTTTGCTTTTTCACGTTCCCAGTCGCTTGTCAATTTCTGTTGATTCATAGTGCTACCACTAGATTCACCCAGAGCAAGCGCACGTTCCGCAATCTTACTGTGACTTACCCATACGTCCATGGTAACAACGTGAGTGCGACCAATGACTTGACGGTCTAGAACTTTGAAGTCCTCGACATAGCCACTACTGTAGTTGATAACATCAGCACGAATCAGGTCACGCTTGCTACTCTCACGCTCACTAACAATAACAGTACCAACAGCTTGGTCAATAGCGAATGAAAAACCATTGCGTCTGGCTTCATCTTCTGTCAAGCCTTCGCTTTTTACCTTTACGTAATAAACCCTTGTTGAGTTCTTTGTGATCCACTGACCAATTGACAGAGCTACGGATGCGATAGAGAATGGATCTTGAGCACTAACAGTGGCCGAAGCCACCATTAGCAATGCTACGAGCATACGCTTCATAGTATTCTCCTAAAAATGGTAGATTAACGGCCACCAAATTTAGATTCGAGAAACTTGGAGGCAGCCTCGCTGTTTTTGTCCCAACGGATAGTTACGGCAACTTCTTGAGGACCGACAACTTCCTGCTTGATAGTCTTAAAGCCCTTCAACACGGCAGTAGAATTAGCACGAACGGTAGTGGTCAAGTAACGAGCAGTGTTGTTACTGTTCTCACGCAAGTTTGTGTCTTGCTTAGCACCATTGTCTGCTTTCACAGTAGCGGCGGACTCATTGACTTCCTTATCAGTCAATTCGACCATGTCGCTATCACCACTACGAGTGTTCAACTTGTCAAGCGCCTTTTCAACGTTCTTGGCAATAGTCTTAGTGACACGAGTGGAAGTAATGTCTTCCTTGATAAAGTGCGCAACGTTGGCACGAGCATCGTTACCAGCGTGAATGAACGCAGTCTTGCGATTCATAGTAGTGCCGCCATTTGTGGGAGCAGTAGCGGTCGCTTCGATAGCGATAATAGCGCAGTCGCCATCGCCTTTCCAAGGCTTGTACCAAGCACAATCAGTCTCAATCTTGATGCCTTCTTGTACAAATGACGTTGCCAAACGCTGATTGCGAATTGGTTCATCACTGTTGGTCAGCGATTTGGTAGAACTACAAGCGGCCAAAGTGGAAACGGCGGCAACGATGGCTAAGGTTTTGAGTGTCTGTGTCATGGAATTGTCCTTACAATTTGAGTTACGATACAAGTATTGTAGCAGGATGGGAGGTATCAGTCAATAAAAAATGGAACTATTAGTTCCATTTTTGTTAGGCTTTGTTTTCCAAATACTCTCGGATAGCGTCATCCTCGTCATCCGTTAGCATTTCCGGCAAGTATTCGTCATTTGCCAACTTGTCTACCAACAACTGTAAGTAGTCGTCACTGTACAAGTAAGAACCATTCATATGCTTGTCAACGTGAATCCACTCTAAGCCATTGAACTTGAATAAGCGGTGTGGTCTAGCATCTACTCGCATATACAAGTCGCCTGTTAGAGCTTCACGTGGGAAGTCACTGCCATAGTTGAACTTGTTTTGAACTTTGCCGTCTAGTGGCAACATCAAGTCAGGACGCATAACACGTAGCGCATCCATGCTTGTTAGTTTGCCCTCATAATCAACATATCCAGTAGAAGTTGGATCATACAGTTTCTTCTCAACTGTGACATTAGAAGTTTCAATTTCGATATCATCGGTAGTTGAATGAGTAGTGTCATCAGCAGTGATAATACTATCAACAGTAGGCTCTACAAATTCAGGTGCCTTGATGACTTCGACTTCGGTTGTATCTTCTACAAATGGTGGTGCTTTGACGGTATCGACCTGTTCTTCAACTTTAGGCCAAGTTACTTCATCACTGGCTTTATAAACCATAGGCTTAGTATCTTTGAAGTGACTGAATGGCCACAACAGATACGGATGCTTAGCTAAGATAGATTCTTCTACTTTATCATCCTCTTTATTAGCATCGCTAGTCTCGCTGTTGGTATCTGTCTCAGTTCCTTCAGCGGATTCTGCGGCTTGTTCGGCTGCTTCTCTGTCAAGTTGTTGAGCGGTTTCACGGGCCTTGTTGAAGAAGTTTTTGACATCTTCTATCTCCTTTTGTTCTTCTGCTAGTTCGTCTTCCTTTTCCCAACGCATACTTTGTTGTGCGGCAAGAATCAATACTAGCGCAAGCGGGTCAAATACAGCCACAATCATAATGATAACGAATCTAACTGCCTTTTCAAGCACACCTTCATCAGCAGTATCACCATAGACTAGTGCGGCAATATACTTAATTGGACCAACCTCTGCTTCTACTTTGCGGAACTCAGCACGTAGTGGCGCGGCCTCTTCGTTAAGTTTAGTAATTTTTGTTTGTTCTACTTGAATCTCTTGTAGTAGTCTGGCACGTTCTTTGCCTTGACCACGACGAATGGCTACAGCTTTATCAGCACCCTTTTCATCATTACTGCGACCCATAACTTGGTCAACAGCTTCGTCCATTTGCTTGAGTGCTTTACGATTTGCCTCAATGTTATCTTTGGCGATTTTGATTTTCTCGTCATAGATAGCAACTTTAGCCATACTGTCACCACTGACTAGTGATTGATCAGAGTGTGCTTTAGATAGGAAGCCAAAAATACCCATACTAGTCAGTGCCATTAAGAAAGCAACTGCTGGTACGAGATATAGTTTGTAGGTAAGTGGTGAACGACTCCAATTCAACTTGAGCCATACTGCCGCAACTAGTTTACCTAGTTCAAGTGCGGCGCCCATGATAATGATAGGAACGACGGCAGCCGCAAAGATAGCAGTCAAGCCTACAATAGAGTAGTAAGCACTGATAGCACTAATGAGTAGCGCCACCAGCAGTGTATATGTTGAATAGCGAGTTAAAAATTTGAACATAGAATAATATTTATCAGGTTTTATCTCGTATTCTAACACACGAGATAACACTAATCAACTTTTTTGGACAAAGCTATAAGAGTTATTAGATTTTCATATGCTTCCAACACGCTAGGATTGCTGTCCAGTAGAGATTTTGCTTCATCTATCATAGCATTAACACCAGCTTCTGCGGCTTCTCGTGCTGATGGCATTTCGATGTATTTGCCGCGTTCACCCATAACATCAACAAAGCGTTCCCATGCTAGATGTTGTTCTTCTGTCAACGCATCGCCATGTCGTGGACGCATTTCTTGTGCCCTCATAATAGCCCTAGAGATAGCATCTTCTGCGGCACGACCAGCGGCGATCATGGCGGCATAATCAGGGTCGATATTGTACCTGATTGACTTGCCACCAGGGTAGCACATTACTAAGTGTGTGCCCTTTGACATAGAATCAACAAAGTTGCTATCGTACTCACGAACTGGCACATAGCGTCTGCCTACTTTACGATAGAATACTTCCTTTGTCATACGAATAAGTGTGAATAGTTTTCTAAGAACTCTCGTTCTGTTTGTGTTATACGTTTTGGTTGATGACCTGGGAATTGTGCTTCCCAAGTTACCCAGTTGCCGTCATCGCGGCGCTTTACTTGAATGATAGTCATAGTGGCGCCATCATCAAATGTGAATTTTTTGCCTACAAATTGTTCAAATTCACTCGTCATTTTATTCCTAGATGTCTTTTTGAGGTATTTAACCATTTATTGGCTTGCTTAACATCATCGTCTATCAACATCGAACGTGTTCGATACAATTCAGCCGATCTTATGTCTGCTATAAATTGTTCTTTCTGTTGTTCGAAGGTTTTAAATTTTATGGATTCTCTAATTTCTAACAATAGTAGATATACGAATGTTTCAAACTCATTTCGAGTTCCCTCAGATTCAATAAGATCACTTATTTTCATTTCTGGACGCCCGTTGTTTAAGTAATCTATTCAAGGCATTTTTAATATCTCTTTCAGATTCTAACCATAGTAAATATTGTTGTTCTGTTTCAAATTTGAAGTGATATTTCTGCCCAGTAATGCTACCAACTTGAACAAATTCTTTATAATATGGGCTATCACCATCCGGCATACCAGCGATTTCTTCTAAGTTCTCTTCACTCACATGACTCTCCTAAGATATTTATATTACTTATCTTCGCCTTCATCCGGGAACATAGCGTCAATTTCAGCCATACGTCTAGCACGTTCCTCTTGTTCGACCTTGCCGTGCTCAGTCAATGCTAAGTCACTATCACACATAGGGCAACCGTCTTTAGTATCGTGCCATGTTTCACAATCGTCAGGCAATACTTCACCTGCTTCGTTGACATAGATAGTGCGTGATTCCCATGACTTGCCCTCCCAACGACATTTAGTACACCGGTTTGTTGGTAGTGATTCTGGTTCACTATGCCAGCTACCATCATCACCTAGTTCATACGTAACATCGTATCCGCCCTTGCGCATTGTCCAGTTGTCGTCATACTGGTGTTCCCAGTCTAAATCAACATCGTTTTCATAAGCATCGTTTACAATGTCCTCAACGTCGATTTCACCGTCAGCAAGTTCTTGTAACTTCTGAGCGATTTCATCTTCATCTAAGTCAGGATAAATTTCTGCTAAGATATCTTCATCAATTTCAATCGCATATTGACAATCTACTTGATGCCATTCATGTTTTACTAAGGTTACCATTTTATTTCTCCTCGATAGTTATGGTATGTGTCTTACGAATATAGTGTGCTAGGTCTTCAATCAAGCCAACAACACCTTCATCAGTCATAGTAAGTGTAGTAGTGCCATAATCGTTCTTCATTGAGAACTGAATATTACCAGCATCGTTGATGCCTAGAGAATACGGAGCACGACTAACATCTAACTCTGGCTCTACTGCCTTCAACTTTGGCGGCTCAGGGAACTTCAACACTTTTGCGCCTTCGTTAGTGTCTTTATCTTCTTTACTCACAGGTTCTCCCTTTTCAAATAATGGTGCCATGTTTAGATATCTACGTAATTGTGGTATTACTAATGGCAACGATAATAATATAAGCCATGTTAGCGTAATAGCACCTTGCGGAACTGAATCTTTGAACCATGTCAAGTGCGCCATACTAATGATAAAGTAAATAGCACCTGTCCAGAATAGCCAGTAACCTGGTGAACGACCGAACCACTTCATTTTGACCTCACACATCTATAGTTTTCAATTTTCAACCCAAGTTCTTGAGCGGCACGTTCGCACATTTCTTTGGCATTATATTTGCGTTCCCAATTGTCTTGATGGAATTCACCGAGTGGCCGCCAATCATATTTGATGATATCGGGCGACCGAGCGGAGGCACCAGCACCTACTACAGTCCAAATCATTAAGATATAAATCATATCAATATTTTCCGAAAGCGCCTGGCTTACCTAGATTAGGATTCTCACACTTAACGCCTTTGCCAAATTCATCTAATATTTGACGAGCGTTACCCTTTTGATCCAGTACGAATCTGTAACCTTCGATACAACGACTCTCGGTAGTACCGTTGATGCCCCATGTAACGTTGCCGTTAGAGGGAGCACCGCCGAACATAATGGGAGCCGCTATTAAGAAGATAACAGCGACGAATACAATACCTACTAGCATTTCGATAAGAGTCACGCCACGTTGTCGCATATTACTTACCTACGTTAACAAAGCCCTTGAAGTCGTATGGGACAACAATAGCGTTTACACGACCGTTCTTGATACCTTCAGCAATATCGGCTTGAGCTTTGGCTTGCATATAGGCGATACTCTGACTACCTTGATTAGCAAGAGCTTGCATACGGCGGGCTTCTGCCTCAGCAGTCTTAACTTCGACCTCTTTTTGCTTCAACTCGTTTTTAGCACGAACCAATTCGTTAGCACTAGCTACGACTGAATCAGCAGGTACTACGTTGCGAATCAACACTTGACCAACAACGAGACTACCGTCCAGCTTTTCTTCGGCTAATGATTTTTGAATCTGCTCTTTAATGGCTTGCTCCATAGCTTGACGGTTATCAGCCATATCAAGTGCTTCATACTTACGTGCTTCCTTATAGATAGCATTACGGGCAGTTTGTACAATGTAGTTGTACATTAGATAGATATCGCCATTGTGACGGGCATGGAACGCTTGACTCTTTTGTGAATACAACTCAGCAACTTGTGCCTGATTGATGTTATAGATAACAACTGCGTCAAAGTCTTTCATGGTAGAGTTATCTTTAGCAACAGGAGTCATGTCGTCAAGTTTAACGTTAACGTCCTTGACAGGGAAGGTCAGTACATCGCCCACCAAAACTTGATTGAATGATCCTGGTAGTAACTCACCTGGTTTAACCTGTTTATCGAAGCCAACACGAACGCCAACCTCACCAGTTTCGATACGAGTACAGCCGGTAGCAAGAATTGCCGCGGCTAAGATAGACATTGTAAAAATACGCTTCATTTGATTTCCTTAAAAAAGAACTACGATTGATAATAGAACTGAGAGTGCTATTGCTGAGATAATTATACTATAACCCAGTGTTTTAGTCAATGCCCATTTATCCAAACCACTTAATGAGCGCCAAGATACAATGGAGAAATGTATCAAGCCAGTAAATATAAGAAATGTTAGTATAGCTCTAATCATTTTATTCTTCCATTTTCTGTGCTAGACCGCGCCATTCGTTGACTTTCTTTTCTGTCAACCATTTTTTGCCGTCCCATTCTACTAATTCATCGCTTAACCAAGGCCAAGCGGCTTTCTTGTCCAGTTTGAACTTACATTCATACAATCCTGCTTCCCATGGCTTAGACTTGACAGGGAACCAAGGTGATTTCTTAGCGTGTTCTACTCGAACTTTGAGTGAAGCGCCAGTAGTGTCAATCTTATCTTCGCCACCGACCACAACCCAACGAGTTTCTGTCCACTTACCAGTAGTAGAGTAGTCAATGTTTTCAATCTCTTCGCCATCATAGTAAATAGTAGTCAAGTAGCTGGCGCCATCACAATCAGTATACTCAAAACGTAACTTCTTTGGATTGAATGGCGTGGTCAATTCAATCTCGCCACCATAGAATGTGCCCTTCTCGCCGTTGCCGTGCCAGATTAATACTTCACCAGGCTGTCGACCGTTCTCTGGATACCAATCTTCATCTTCATCGTATTCAATCTCATGGTCATCGAGTGAATCAAGTGTAGTTTCAAGTACTACCTGATCTTGTTCATCGGTAATCTGAACATATCCGCCGTCATCAAAGTTGGCACCGCCTGCGTAGAAGATTTCATCACCGTCATAAGGCTCACCAGGAGGGAATGGTTGAAATTCTTCAGGCACTTCATGCTCATTGTCCCAAGAACTAGCATAGTCTTCTATGTCAATATCATTCTCTTTGAAGTATAGATATTGTTCACGAGTAGCACGTAGGAATCGTGAGTCGCCACCGTAACCATACACTTGAATCTTGTATGTGCGAGGTGTAAATTTTAGAATGTCAATAAGTTCATTGAATTCTGCTTCTTGTTCTTTAGTAATGTTTGTCATTTCTGTACTCCAAAATATTCTTTAATGCGATCACCCTTAGTTTTGGTAATATAACCACAACCAGCAGAGTTAGGGGTTTCAATATCTGCTATTCTAGCACACTCTAGTATTAGCAACTCAGCAAATCGGTCAACATCAGAACCAAGTAAGACATTAGCAGACTTGAATTCGTCTTGTGATGCTAAGGCTTCTTTAGGTCTTGACTGTCTGTATAGTTCTGTTAATCGTTCATTCATAATCACCTGCTCTTTTATCAAAAAATAGTGCGGCGCAACGTGCGTCTGGGAAAGTTTCGTTACTGTGCTTGACCATAACAGCCGCAACTGCTCTACACTGCTCTAAACTGGCAGTAGGCTCAATCATAACTTGTGTAACACCTTGAACAACAACCGCATATACAATAACATAAAACATTATTTTGCTTCCAAGTTTAAGAAGTATTCACGAATACCACGAGCATCGTGTAAGGCATTATGTGGTACCTCGGACTCATATTGAATGCCAAAGTCAAGTTCAAACTTAATGTTGTTGACAAACGATATCATCATGCCTGGGCCAGTGATTAGCGATTCACAAAAGTAACGAATGTCATCTGGCCAGTCAGCAATGATTGTAACATCTTGTCTGAATGACCATAGATACTCTGCTAAGTCTGATTGAAACTGACCACGAGTTATGGCGACCTCGGTCATATGTGGCACTACATTGTCTTTGACCCACGGATGTAACTGTGAGCGCATTTCAAGTTCACGATAGAATTCAGGCAATGCTTTATCGTGCGGCACTAATGCTAGGGACATTAGTTGGCCGCCGAAGCCGTTGAATTCTGTGTCTAAGTATAATTTCATTCTTCAACTCCGAATCCTACGCCATACTGATTCAAATGTTCTTGGGTCCAGGAACACCACCCATCCTTGTGGAATATGCTCAGGATAGAACAATATCTGACCCGTGCTGTGTTTATACATTTTCATTCTTCAACTCCGAAATGTTTCAGAATCAAATCATTTGACTTGTATGGTTCCGCAGTATCAGCAATGATAGCGCACTCACGCACAATCAACTCGGCAAACTTTTCTAATGGGACGAAAACATCATCGGGTAAATCATCTAATTTTAGCCCGGCTTGTGTCGCTAATTCTTCAAATTTATTTGTCATCACGGAATCTCACAAAGCGTGGGAAGCGGAGCGAATACGTGCCGTCTTGATTCTTGCTAACTACATCAGCCAAGATTTCAACTGTCTGACCAATAATGATACTACGGTCAGTCCAAAAGCTATCTCGCTGAAGGTCGCTAAAACCACTACCAACATTGACGCTAATGGTGCGTCCGTCATCAACACCACGGCACACCAGTGCTCCAAGGCGTCCCTCATTTCGACCAGTGCCTTCTTCAACATCGATGACCTCCAAGTCAACAGTAATAACGGGCTTCCACTTCAACCAACTAGTGTTACGCTTACATTCATAAGGAGCGTTCAACTCTTTAATCATAATGCCTTCGAAGCCAGCCTCAACTTGATCGTTAGCATAACGACGGAACTGGTCACGGCCTTCAGCAGTGTCTAAGTCGACCATCAAGTGTGGTAGCAAGTCAACATTGTCCATAGTGTCAAACACAGGACGGCATTCTTCAAGAGCCTTGATGCGCTTGTATAGTTGTGCGTTACAATGACCTTCACGGAACTCTGAGAGAGGTAGCACATCGAAAGCATAGAACACACTGTCAGTAGCTTGTACATCAGTCTTGCGACGAGCCTGCTTCATCAATTCATTGAATGACTTGCCGATAACTTCGCCATCAAGCACAAAGCCTTTGGCTGTGTTAGTGCCGATATGCTTAGCGAGGCGAGTAGCAATCTGCTTTGCTTGGTCGACGATTTGAACTTCAATATGAGTGAAGTTATCAAACACTTTGCCGTTGCGACTGTAGCAAGCAACAGTAGTTTCAGCGCCGTCGATATTGACAACGAACAGGGCACGAACGCCGTCGAGCTTAGGTTCGAGGCGCTTCTCGCCCTTCATTTCAGGACGATCTTCACACGATGTAGCAAGTTGACAACCGAATACGGGAATAGTGTACTTGGTCTTTTTGACAATCTTGTTGATTGTTTTCTCAGAGATACCAGCACGTAGGTCTTTGAGAATAACAGCACGACATAGGCCGTTCCACTGCTCACTGTCAAAGCGTTTCGACATATCTTCAATAGCATCACGTGCGGCATGACCACTTAGGGCACGAACACGCAAGCGAGATAGTAAGGTGTCAAAGTCTGACCATGGGTTTTCAGCACCAGTGATGCCAACAGTAGGTTCTACTTGCTTGTAGCCAAACGTAATGAATGGATTGTAGGCATAGTTAGATAGGGTCAAGAAGTTATCAGCATCAGTGTTGCCAAGAGTGGCCATGTTGAGCGCATCTTGTAAGACTGCTTCTTTGTGAAGTCGGCTGTCGCTTTCGTTCAAGCGGTTGATCCAATAAACTGACATTACATTACCTCACTATTATAAGTTACTGATTTTACTGAATCCCAACGGAATGATTTCCAAGCGCCTGCTTCTACATCATAGACAGAGCGAACATCAGGATTTACTTTGCGAGGCTTGTTTTGAATTCCTTGTTTTGAATTCTCCATAATTTTTTCTTGTTCTTCGACAGGAATAATACTTACATTTAAAGTAGATCGCATAGTGCGTAGTGTGCCATCTTTTTTGACAAACTCTACTGTCACAATTTGTCGGTGTAGTTCTACTGTGACACGAGTGCGAAAGCGATCAACTGCGGCTTTGGAATCCTCTTCTTTGAGAATTTCCAAAACTGGATATATGGTAATGACGGACATAAAAAAGACCCTAGAGTTATTAACTTAGGGTCTATTGTATCACTTGGGTAGGTTTACGTCAAGTGATTTTGGAATAATTTAGATTACTACTCTACCAGGTTGTTCTTCTGGTTGAGATTGGTTCGATTGTTGCGGCTGTTCAACTGGTCTCAAAGATTCAGAACCAGGAGTTGGCAATAAAGTAGCAACTGAAGTAATTCCATGTGCTTTATTATATTCTTGACTCTTTTTGGCCGCTTCCTTTAACACGCTATCAGTATCAAATGCTATTGCGTTTTCTCGTGTATTAAACACTGCTTTTACTATTCTAACTAATCCATTCTCCGATACGACTGGAGTAAAACTGCCAGAAACTAAGTTTTTAGCATGAGTTGAGTTAAGATGATTGTTAAGATCCGCACTGTGCTCAAAAAATGGAACACTGTTATCTGATTTTCTTTCAATGAAGGTAAGTTCTAATGACATGGTTATTCTCCTATATACTATATTTATCATTAATCCACAAATTTGACTTCTCTATAGCGTTGGATATCATTTTCTTCACACCATTGCTGTTTTTTGTTTCCAGCCTCAATTAATTTTGGATCTGCCTCAAATTGATCTGCCAGTTCTAGGTTTGTCCATCTGACAACTCCTCGTCTAGTCAGGCCATCATCGCTATATTCCCAATTCTCGAATGCCCTTCCACTAAAATCATCGATGCCTTGTCTATAAGTGTTAATTATATATTCACGCAGTTCTCCATCAAAGTCATAAAACCTACTGTTTTTATTAGGTATGACTTCTACATATGTCCACTCAAATATCATTTAATTTGTCCTTTACCTTATTTATTACGATATTTGCTTCCCTATAAGATTTCATCAGATTCAAAGAAGAATCCAAGATTTCTAAGATAATCAACGTGGCCAAAGAGCGACATTCCAACTGTTCTCGTTCGGTAAGGGAATCAATAAACTCCAGAACCTCTTCCACACTATCAGTCGCCCAAAGAATATCCAAGATTTCCACTTGCCTCGCAGTTAAGCCAGTTAGTTCAATCACTCTGTTTCTCCAGGTAGTCCATTACTGTGGCGATCACGCTTGGATTCCAAGTCTTGGAAAAAGCGTTTCTCTTGTACGGTAAGGCGATCTTTACCGTGTGTCTTGCGTGGGTTGCCACACAAGTAGCAACCAGGATTGCCGCAGTCCATAGCATGATGTTTCGCTAGTCTGTGCGGCTGACGGTCAATTCTGTGGTCATGAGTATGATGCGACTTAGCAATCTTTACTTGACGGGCAATCGCAACGTCAGTCTTATGACGGCGGCGACTGTTTAGGAATTTAGCGGTATCGTTACTCATAGGTGTCCTCTACAAAATCAGGTTTGGTTGACTTTGGCTTACCAGATGTTTTCTCTGGCACAAAGTTGATTATATAACCATCAAATGAGCCATTTGATAGTCTTGCTTCGATAGATTGAATCTTACGACCAGTTTGCTGTTCTACAACTGTGCGCACAATGTCTTCGGCTACTTTACCGGTAACTGTTGATGTGATTGATAGTTCAAAGTTATACGCCATCTCTTATAATTCCAAAACGTAGTTCGATTGCTTTAGCAGTAGTCATATCGCTATTCTCTCTAGCAATCTTGGCACACTCTTTAGCAACTGTATCGCCAAACTTCTGTAATAAGTCACCTCCCACTTCAGGGTAGTGTGAACCGCCTACTTGTAAGGCAATATCAAAATAGGGTTGCTTCATTTTAGACATTGATACTCCAGATAATGAATACGTAAGTAAGGCTGTGTAATAATTGGTCTAGACCCAACAAGAACCAAAACTCTTCGTGTGTTGTAGCAGTCCATCCCATACGACTATTGAGATTCATCTTTGCCCAGTCAATATGATAGTGAACAACCGAATCGATCAAGCCACACACAATAGCAGTAGTAGGATCAACAAAGAAGAATAGTATGGCAAGAGTAGCAATACCGTGTAAGCCACTGTGTAAGATGCCGCCAGGATGTCCGTAGGTTCCCTTGTTCATCCATTGATATGGTTTCTGTAGCAGGAAGTCTACGATAAAGTGTTTTACTGAGAATAGAATCAGCAATAGTAATTGAGTAGTCATGGCTTATTGTAATAGTAAAAGAGAATCCTGTCAATAGAAGCCACTGTATCGTTTATCCAAATTTACTTTAATAGAGTACCATTCTTGTATTTTGACATGATTGAACTAAATTTTTCTTTAGTTCTAAAGCGTAGTGCGGCTCTGTTTGCTCTTGATAGTGGTCTGATACCATGCGGCCAATGACTGTTGAAAATTGTGCCATAGTTTGAACCATAGTAATGAGTGTGAAGTATGTCCTCATCTTTGAGAATGTCCTCGAAACTATGTGTCTCGCCCTCAACATAATCTACTTTAGAGCGATCATAAAAATCAATAGGCTGAAAATCCTGTTCAGGTATGATTGGAAAAATCATGGTTGAACTAGCATAGTAATCAACATGAGGCTCAAAATAAAAATCTGTTACCCTATACCAATTTATGTCAACACTGTATGGATTTATAGGTTCGTCTAAGTTTAGGCGTTCCGCAATATCTCTTACAATTTTAAAGTCTAGTAGATTGACGCTTAGATGACTTTTTGTTGGATCAATCATCATATGTTCGCCGTATTGAACAACTACACCTTTGTACTTGTTGATATCATTGATATCATATTCTTTTTTCTCAACGTCACCCCACCAAGGAAGACCTTTAATTCTAAAGTTTGGCTTTAGTTGCTCGAATAGCTCTTCCATCTTAGAGCGGTCATAATTTAGTTCAGGAAGGTCTAGTACAAAGTCGTCAGTATTCATGCTGTTATTTAGTAAAAAGAGGGCCGAAGCCCTCTTTTTACTTTTTGGCGTTAGCACGAACCTCATCGAAGGTAATTTCGTTGAGTAGTTCTCCGTCACAGTAAACAGTTTCGAGAACTTCATCCCAACGCATACCACGATCAGTCCAGCCCTTAGGTTGTTCGACGCCTGAGCGATACTCGCCGCCAGATTCCCATAGAACAACACGACCTGCTTTAGACTTCTTGCCAGGGTCAGTGACAGGATCTTTCTGAACGTCAAACCATTCAGTCTTCCAACCACTACCCAAGTCACCATCTTCTACCCAGATATCACGACTCATTGCTGAACACTTCATTGCGAACTTTTGAGTATCCCGATCGACCTGTTGAAGTAGAGCACCACCCATACCGAAAGCGATGTTATCAGCACTCCATCCCATAGCCATGAGTGCTCCGAGTATGCTACGAATAGTAAGCTCGTTAACACCATCACCCTGGATAAGTCGAACATTATTGAGGACTTTGAATCCTTTACTGTTGGTAGTGTAGCCGAATCTCTCTCCTAAGATTTCAATCAACTTGCGGTTAACTTCAACAGGGTCACCGCTGTCAGGGCGAATAACAACAGTGGCACCGCTATCAACAACTTGTTGACGAAGCTCTTCTCCCCAAAGTTTACTAGCGGCATTATAGATGTCATAACTATCAGATACGACAGCCACAATAGCCCCAGGCTTTGCAAATTGGGTAAGCATATTTCTGTAAGCATCTACTTCACCATCACGGCCCCAACTGGTAATTGTTGAGTGTTCTGCGGCAGGGATACTGAAACCAGCAACACCAGCGTTATAAAACTCACGAGCGTACAGTAGCCCAGAAATTGTATCAGTGCCCATAAAGTTGACAAGGTGTGCCGCTCCACCAATACCGGCAGATTCAAGACTAGATACACCTCGAGCACCAAAATCGTGCAACTTAAAATCAATAAGAGTAGGATCACCAGTTTTCTCCAAGTAGTCAAGAATTATTTTGCGAATGGTCCAAGACTGAGTAGCAACAGTAGTTGGGTACCAGACGGCACGTAGTAGAGCAGTTTCCAAGTAAGTGGTAAGCCAGTAGCACTTAGGGTCTGTGTTCTCAATAGTTGCCAGAACGTTTTTAACAGGTACCACTGTGCCTTCAGGCACAGCACGTATAACGACAGGGAGGTAACCACCGTGTGCTTGTAGAATGTACTCCCATCCCACTCTGTTGAAGGGTTCGCCGTGAGCAGTGAGAATTGTGTCCGCAATATCAATATCGGCTTGTGTGATTGGCTCAAGTAAATATTCCTTAATGAAGGCTTGTAGACCGAAGAATACAGTTTGATCGTATCGACCGCCACGAGATTCAATATACGAATACACGCCAGTAGTACCAGCAGGGTATTGTTTGAACATACTGACTTTGTAACTATCAGTGTTAAGTAAGATGTTTTTTGCTAATTTCATGATAAGCTCCTTATCGCTTGTTATGCCTCATGTCTATCACGAGGACTTAGTTACAGTATACAACAACCCCATGTTATTGTCAACTGTTTTTGATGGACTTTCATCCAAATTCTACTAGGGTAACACTACCGCCACGGGCTGTCACGTGATCCGCAAAGTCTTCTATCATTGCCATGATTCGTACTTTATCACCACCGGCTAGACCCATGCCAATGTAGGGAAACCCGATATCCTGTTTGCCGTACTTCTCCATAAGTTTTTGAAGAATCAACTGAAAGCTAAGGTACTCAAATACATCAGCGTTATTACCACCGGCATTGAAGCCGTATTGTGTGTAAGCGTTGATGATTCTGAAAGTGCCCGTGTCATATGCTGTCCAGTTGCCTAACTTCATAATGTCACCCTTCTCAGTTTGACAATCTACTTCGTATGCTTGTGGATAGCGTTCGCGGATCTCACGAGCGATACCGCTACCCATTGTATTGTAACAGTTACAGCCTTGAACGATTACGTCAAATGCGCCTTGCTCTGCTAAGTCAATCAAATTACCTTTTGTGTGTTTCAGCATATTAACCTCCGATTGCCCACATTAGAATTTCATAGTGGTCTTCAAAACATTCTTCACTACGAACTTCAGCGATGGGCACCCAACGTGCCTTCTCAGCGTCATCACTACCCTTGACACGAGGCAACTCGCCATCGGGCAAGACAATCTTGAAAGCGTGAGTAATAATGCGACCACGTGGTGAGCGGTCGATAGCATCGAACACACGACTTGCTTTGATACTACCACGTAGAACAGGTGCTGGCACTTTAATCATAGTCTCTTCACGCAACTCACGGATAGCGGCATCTTCTACCGACTTGTCTGTGTTAGCGTTGACGTAACCACCAGGCAGTGCCCACAATCCTCTACCAGGTTCAGCACGGCGTTTAATCATCAGTACGTTGCCGCCTTGAATAACAACAGCATCAGCAGTAGAGAAGATTGGTGGGTAAGGCAAGCCAGCGTATTGCTTACGATAGTTCTCAACGAACTTACGCTCACGGATAATCTGTGCCCACTCTTCACGGAGGTTAAAGTCCTGTAGGAATGCCATAGTACTGGCAGGCACTACACTCTTGAGGAAGTTGAAGTTGAGGTCCTCTTTGAAGTAGAGGTCACGAATGTTGACGGCGCTCAAGAATTCGACCAACTCTACATCTTCATAGCCCCACTGTGGGAACATATCAAGGTAGAATGATGAGTCATCTTTTTTGTGGCCAATGATGCCGACCTTATCGCCAGCAGTAGTGTGCTTAGCGACCGCTTGTTGGACACGGACTGCCCATGCTTGGTCGTTATAGATAGTATCAATGTTAGGCTCGATACTGATTTGAATACTCAGGCCCAAAGTAGCGTATCGGATCATCTGAGCACGTTCCTCGAATGTGAACGGGTTTTTATATGTGCGTGGTTGATTAGCACTGCCAACGACAATAACTAATTTTTGGCAAAGTGCGGTAGCACGTTTTACAATCTCTAAGTGAGCATTGTGGAATGGTTGAAAGCGTCCAATAAGGACCAGTGTATCATATGGTTTTGACATCTTAAACTCCTTAAGATAGTTGTCGGATCAGCGTCTATCGCTTCTCTACGTTTATTTATCTCTATTGTATCAGGTTCTGAATTTTTGTCAATAGAAATTGGAAAAATACCACCCGAAGGTGGTATTTTTTACGGCTGGGTTGGAGCCTGTGGCCAGTTGACCTGTGGCGCTACTTGCGTCAGCGTTGGCGGTACAGCACCGTAGCCAGGGAAAGTAGTCGTTGGGTTGACTGCCTGTGCGCTGGTAGCATTGTCCTGAACTGGCTGAGTGAACTCAACCTCGTCTTCTGGATTGACGCCAACTTCGCCGATAACTTCATAGCGGCAAGCACGACCCTTAGCATCGTTGTAATCGCTAGGGATAGATACTACGTCACGTGGGTTGATTTTCACAATCACGGTACGAGCACCACCGAAGTGACTCAGGTAAGAGTGTGAGCAGAAGTGTAGACCTGCCGAACAAGTGTTGTTGCGGTTGTCGTCAACTTCGTTACGCTCCATCTCTACAATCTTACCAACACTATTATCCATAGTGCCACTGTGACAATCAAGGTAGTCCTCACGAACTCGCTTGTATGCTAGGAAGTGGCCATCGGGTGTGATCGGCAAGTTGTTCTTTTCGAGGAAGCCGTACAATTCGTTCACAGCTTGACGAGAGGGGTTAGCCATCAAGTTTTCCATAAACGCTACCATTGGCTCAATAGGGAAACCCTCTTGTAGCATGGCAATCATACGAGTAGCCAATGAATTATGAAGTTCTTTGTCTTTCCAGTAGAGTGTTTCACCCTTGATAGCGACATGACCCTTACCATAGTTCAATACCATCTTTTTAGGTTCGATGATATCTTTGACTGTTTCCCAGTCACCGGCTTTGATAGCCTCTTTGACACGCTCATAGGTGATGTGTGTCTTAGCGATAGTGTGCGGCTGATTGCCGATGATTACGGTAATGTTGTTACCTTGAATCAGAAACGGATAGCTCATTTTAAATTCCTTTTACTTGATCGATTGCGTTGATATACTCGGCCACTGCTTCATCAGAGGCACTCCACTTACTGATAGCACCCAGTAGAGGGTAGCGAGACTTCACAGCCTTCAGTTGATCCTTGTACTTAGCGATTTCAGCGGTAGGCTCAACATTTGTTGAGGTACTTACTTTGTATTCGCGGCACAAGTATTCCAAACTACTTTGAACTGAAGCGTCAATGTCTTTCACACCATGGAACTCACGATACATGGTAGCATAAGGACTATCAACGTTCAGGTCAGTAATGATACTAGTATACGTGAAGTATGAGTTAAAGTCAATACTTTGTTTGACCATTTCCATCACGCTCTTAGTTCCCAACTTGTTCAATTCGGCAACTACGAAAGTGTCCAAGTTGACCCAGTTAGTTTGCTCTTTGACCCAGTCCATGTCGCCCTTACGAACGCCATACACCTTGTCAGTATGAATTTTGGCAGCCTTCAGGTGAATTTGAAGTTGCTTGATATCCTGAACAACACCAAGTGACTGATATCCGCTCAGAGGCAAGTAGTAATAAGTCTTGTTCGAGTCAAACGAATCGGCAGTGCCAGCATCAGCCCACACGGTATCAGTGTTGCGGTTGTAGTAACCACGACTACGTTCTTCGAGGTGAAGGATAGTAACGTTCTTACCCAACTTGCTTGACTTGCGCTCTTTATCTTGTAAAGAACTTGCCAACAATACACGGTCAGCGGGCGGATTGTAGATGCTTGCCAAGAATTGTGTTTTCTTGACGGGCTTAGTGCGGTCGTATGCTTCGACAACATATACCTTTTCAGTGTATGCGCTATCGATTTTTTTATTGCGCCAGTGATGCTTACTGCGCTCAAGGGCACCGATCTTAGTGTCGTTGAACACAAAGAACACATCCGAATCAACACGGATACGCCACTCAGTGTGATACGCATTAGTAGTGCGGTCGTGAACGCCGTCTGCTTTGTAGTTAGAGCAGGCTTGAGCATGGCGACTGCGAGAGAACGCACGAATGACGATGTTGTACTTTTCTTTCAAGACCTCAGTATTCAACTTGAAGGTATGAAGGGCGTCCCAACGTGAGTTAGTGCCTTTGTTGAACAGTGGGAAGTCCGTGTCGGCAACGTATTTGTCAACGGCGGCTTTCCACAGGTACTGGTCACGCTTTTTGCTCAAATAGATGGCACGTTCCCACAAGTTTTCGATTTTGTCAGCATCTTCGGTAATGAAGGTTGCCAAGTGTGCGTTGAGTTGCTCCAGCTTGCGCTTGATTGATTCAATCGTTTGAGGAATGTAAGACAGGCCTTCACGTGATGCTTGGAAGTCCAACTCACCGATTGCGAACTCCATGACCAAGTTACATTGTAGCAAGCCTGCTACTTCGCCAAGTTGATCGGCATTAGGCACTTCGATGGGATAAGCAATGTTGCCCATGATAGCGTAACTACGGTTGCCGCCTGTGCCGTGATGTACACCAGGAATGATGTTTTCAGTTTCGTATTGTGGCTCTTCGAACTCAAAGCCTTGATAGCCAGTGATGGTAGGACGAACTGTAAAGTATTTGTAAACGGCACGTGCCTCGTCACGGAACTTATTGAAGTCGTAACGCTCAGTCACGGCAAACTTGACTTCAACGCCGTTGGCTTCGTCAGTTGCTTCCTCGAACATAAGGGCGATTGAAGGCACACCGCTGTCATTGATAAACGCGGTATAGATACCTTTGCGACCGTCCTTGATAGCAGTCACGGTAAAGTTGTCGGTGTATGAGAATGGGGATTTGCTACCGAGGCCAAGAGCACCAATGAACTCGTTAGATGTGGTCTTGGTGGACTCAAAGTAGGTAGTATAGATTTGCGTGACTTGCTCATGGCTCAGGCCGGTGCCATAGTCACGGATAGAGAAGTGTGGCTCAAGTGCTGTAGGCAGGTGAACTTCATAGGGCTTGTCTTGTGTACCAGCGGCCACTTGTGCGTCAATAGCGTTACAGGACAATTCACGGATGATGGCACGAATCTTGTTGGCATACAAGCCACTAGACAGGATAGAGAATGCCTTAGCAGAGTTGCGGATGCGAAACTCGCCAATCTCGCCTACGTTGGACAGAGTAGCTTCGTTCTGAGGTGCGCTGGTCAAAATCATTAGTAACCTTTCAATCAATCAATACAAGTATTATAGCAGGAATGCCATTTATTGTCAAATATCTTGATTGAGTCGGTTACGATGTTTTGGCTGGCGCTTGTAAGTAGTCTCGACTTTTACAGCCTTAGACTTGTAAGGGCCACTACGGTCGAACATAGCCTGCGCAACCACGTTGCGAGGTTTAGTGTTAACGACGGTAAAAGATAGAGTCTTTTTCATAGTGGTTCCTTATTTAGCGTTTCAATACAAGTATTGTAGCAGGAATGGGATTTATTGTCAAGTACTACTAAAGTATTACTTTTTGGTAGTAACGTGGGTCTTGAACATCAAGCCTGTCAAGAGGTTCAAGCCCCATGCTTGTAGCAGGGTTACCTCATTTACACCGGCAACTGCGCCGACCAAGCAAGCGTTCCACAGTAGCCAAACTGGGACAGCAAGCAACAAACTAAGACCAACAACAACGGCAAGGGCGCCGACGATAGCAAATACTACATTCATTTTAAATTTCCTTTTTGATAAGAATTGCGATGCCCATCAAGATGATGGGACTAAACATGATACAAAAGTTTACAATGGCTGGATTCATTCCTCACACTCCTCTGCCAGGCGCTCGGCAATACGTTTCATGACCTCAGTCAGAGGTTCGTAACCATCAGACTCATAAGAACACACGAACCAAGTAGCAACGCCATTGACATTACGAAGGATGTATTCATATTCCTCATATTGATGGTTACGCTCGTAGTCCTCAAAGTCCTTGAAAGTATGAATACTAAGTTCTTCGCCACGATCACGGCAATAGAAAGTAGTCATGTACTTGTAGTCTTGCTCATACTGAATGTGAGCGGCAGTACCATAAGAATGAGGGTTGGAGAAAGGATGGGCTGTACCAATCTCGGAGCTTAGTTGACTAACAGAACCAAGGTCGATAAGTCGCTGGAGCTTGAACGGATCGCTCCACTTTTCCAACAAAATCTTACCGTTATGATTGATGTAACCGTCCCAGTGAGAATAGACTTGTTGGACAGTGCCGTCAGCGAATTCAAGGGCGATAGTAGAGCGAGTTGCCATGTTTAGTTCCTTACTAGTTTCAATAGGATTATTGTAGCAGGTTATTGATTTATTGTCAAGTTGTAAGTTGAGAATAAAGTTCTAATTGTGGTAGATACTTGGATAAGCCAGGGAGTCCATGTGCCTGACCGTTGTGTGTACGCAACACTTGATGCGGCTGTTGCTACCACATATCGTTGAACTGTCACGCTTTGATAGAACGTACCATCGCCGCCGCTTGTTCGTAGCACCCAAAGTGTCTTAGTGGAACCCGTACCTGTTACAGTAAAGTCAAGCACGACACCTTCGTTAGCAACAGAGGGAACAACAGTTTGCGTGGAGCCCGTCCAGTTGTTGTTAGCGTTGCCGGTAAGAATCATGGTATTCGCTTGTCCGCCGCCATCGTTCCAGTCATGCCCGCCGATAACTATGTCGGGAATACTGTCGGCATCAACCTTGACTGCTTCAATCGTGTAGTAGTTGCCGGCTAGTGCTGGGAAACGTGTGCCAGCTTCTCGTGTGAATGATCCGCTGCCGTTGTTCAAAAACGTAACGAACTTGTTAGCATCAAAGTTACTCACAGCTATAACATCAATGTCGCCATCGCCATCAACATCAAGAGCCGTCGCACTATGCCAGAATCCCACATCAGTAGACGCATCCTGAATTGTATAAGTGCCATTGCCGTTGCTCAGCACCACTTTGTTCCGTTCACCAGGAAAAGGATTAGCATCGTAACCATGACACGCAACAAATACATCAGGGCGCCCATCACCGTTATAGTCAGCCACAATAGCTTTACGAGGATGAATACAGCCAGCGTTAGAAGTTAACTTAGTAGTATCTTCAACTAAGCTACCGTCGCTCATTCGTTTATAGAACTTGAATACACTTGCTTGGGCTGTTTGAGGCGTAGAAGTACTAGCGTCATACATTTGCTTAGCAGTAAACATATCCAAGTTGCCGGTTCTATCAAAGTCAGCAAGAGTAGTCGCGGCATTCCATTCAGTGCCACTAGGCATTTGAATTTGAGTGGCGCCTACTTCCTTCAAATTTTGATAGGAGGTTGCGGCAATGGCAATCGGCGTTGAAGTTGTGCGAGTGACAGTAGTAGAGGGAGTAGTAGAACCACCACCTCCGCCGCCGCCACAAGCAGTCAATAACGCTACAACAGATAGAACAAGTAAAGTACGCATTTTAGTAAACATTCGCTTCGAGGTGATAATCACGAACACGGAAGTGATCGGGAACGGTAATCTCATCGTAGCAAACGTAGTCGCTACACATAGCCTCAAGTGACAGGCCGCAGTGTTGTGCTTCTTGTTCAACTTGACGTAAAAACTTTTTACCCTTTACAAACTTTACAAGGTCAGTGTAGGATTCAAACCAGCGGATTGGCTTAGTTGACCAATTTTGATAACCAGTGTGACTGTACGCAATAACCGCCCTGTTGAACTTGTAAGTTTCAAGGTCAACTGCCTGATCTTGTGCTTTGATAGAGCGATCAAGTGCTGTGGTAATTTGATCAAGCGGCACGTTGAATGTAGTGTAACCACGAACAAGCATATCGTAGTAGCCCTTAGAAGGTTCACGGTCTGGGTGTCCAGGTGTCATGTAATACATCCACGCTTGATACGTAGTGCCGTTTGCTTCGACAGTTACCATCTTGCGGTCGTAATAGTGTGGATAGCCTTCTCGCATATCGAGTGCGGCAAGTGCGGCATCGTCGATTTCCCACAAGACGCCATAAGTGTTAGTGCCTACTTGAGGATAAACATCGGCGTGAAGGGCAAAGCGAAAAGCATGGTCACGAACCATACCGCGACCAAGTGCCAGAGGCATGCCAGTTCGCATCATCATTTGTTCAGGATCGGTGTTCATTCCGTATCCAAAATACAGGTGTTTAGTCATATGTGATCTCCTTTTAAAAAGTGTTTAAGATAGGGTTATGGAGTGCGATTAACTCACGCTCACGTTGATAAGCGGCTTTGCGGCCACGTATCTGCTCCACGAAACCATACTCAAACGCATTGGAGCCATGCTGTCTGATGCTCTCACAAAGTGCCCAGGATTTATCCTCGGCTAAGGCACGTTGAACGTGCTTCTGAATACGCCGGTGGAGAGTTTTCTGAACCGTGCTGTTTTTGACGGTGATGCCGACATACTGCTCATTGGTCACCAGGTTAGTGATGACGTAAATGAGGTAATTTCGGTCAGAACGGCGTTTACGCTGTATTTTTAGCATACAAGTATTATAGCAGGAATTCCATTTATTGTCAAATAAAAAGGCACCCTGGGGGTGCCTTTTTTGTGTAGTACTAAAGTATTACTTACCTTGACGAGATTTCTCTTGTACAAAGTACTTGGTGACCAATTCACGATTACTGTTGAAACTACTGATGATTTGGTTGCCGCTTGGAATTACCAAGTTGAAAGCGCCACAAACGGTACCAGCTAAGCTGAATACACCGTTCACACAGTCGTTGATAAAATCAACTGCTTTGATACAAGCGTCTGGGTTTACATTAGGAGCAATCTTAGCCGCTTCAATAGCACGAGCTAGACGAGCTTGGTTAGCGGCAATTTGAGCGTCAATTTCGGCACGTTTAGCATCTTGTTTTGCTTTTGTTGGTTGAGCAAAACGACCATTGTAAATGCCAGGAATATTACCCTGTAAGCGATTGATTTCAGCTTGTGCTAGTGCGACTTCATCACGGTGAGCGGCAATTTCAGCAATGCCAGCATCAACTAAGGCACGACTATCGTTCCACTTTTTGATAACTTCTTCTGATGTGTAGTCGGTTGAATCTTCTTCCTGACCTAGTGAAGCAATAATGTGTGCTAAGAATACGTGGTTGATACTAGGGTTGTCTAAGATACGAGCGGCGTATGAAATGCCACTAGAGTAGCCAACTTGAAACATATTGTTGGTAACTGTTGCGTTCTTGGCTTCAGCTAGGGCCTTAGCAATGTACTCTTGCTTTGCCTTCTGTCTGTCCAGAAACGCCTGGCGGTCAGGCGTTGTAAATCTAAATCTTGCATATTGTGGCATTATTATTCTCCTTATTGTAATGCTAAGGATATTTATCGTTGGCTTGAGTAATCGTAGTTGACTGTATCTGGATTCTCACGGAAAACAACCGCGCCATTCTTGATGTGGAAACGCTTGGCCATCTCTGTCTTAGGTGATAATGTGACAAATGTAGTGAGTGTGGGGTGCTTGGCCTTCAATTCAGGTAACACACGCTTGAGTAGTTCTGCGCCACTGCCAGGCTTGTAACTCCAGATAGTATAGAAGGCTGCCACGGTTGGCTCCTGACTTGTTTGCTCTAAGTCTTCTACTGTTCTAGGCACAAAGTCGTGAAGTGAAATACACACCATAGCCGCAGGTTGATCGTCTACCAGTAACGTAGCGATAAAACGATTGTCCTTTACTCTGAACTCAACGGGGATTTCAGGGCGAACAGGATCGTCTTTGACGAATGTGATAAGCGGATCTTTGGGCGTAGTAATTAGGTGTAGCATAATGCTATTTATCTCAGGCGCAAAATAGTAGCAGTTTTTGAGTTTATGATTTTTGTGTCCAGGCAACTTCATCTTGCCAAGTATAGTCGAATGTTCTTATTCTTAGAGGTGTGCCATCGTCCTGGGTAATGTGTATCTTGTACAAGTCATCACGCTTGAGTAGTTCTGTTCGTAGTTCTAGCGGCGTGTAGTTGCTATCAATATCAGCTACGACAGGGAATCCTATGCCTAAAGTCTTGTCCGTGATATCGAAGTTGTTGACCTTCAACCAGTCATAGAACTCCTGTGGATAAATTACATCAACTGCTTCACGATTGAATGGGAACGTAAACTCACCCGTAACATATCGCATACTGCTAATGTTCTCGTGGTCAATGTGCTGGTCATTATCAGCAAACGCTTCATAATGACTTTTGCCTAGTTGTGAGTAATATAGCAGAATGCCAGTCCAACTCATGCTGTCTTGTTGAAAGCAACTGTATTCGTTTATAGTAAGTTCTGTCCTTAACTTGTTGTGAAAGTACTCGCCGTGTTCATCTAAGCCCATCATACTAACACCGGTATGTTTTGAAGTGTCTTTTTCGCAAATACTATTGACTGCTGATTCAATTTCATGGCATAAATTATTCAACTGACGAATATGAAACTTAGTGTGTTCATCGGCTAATTTCATCCACTTGCTAGGATTCCATACTTGACCTATTAGCATTTCAAAGTGGTGATGTATCTCATTCATTACTGTGCGATAACGGTCGCTTCTAAGTATTTCAACATTGTAGTGGAGGTCTATGTTTGGGTAGCCATGCTTGCGCATACCATCGTTTACTTCTGCGATTGAGTTGTTAAGTTGTTGGCACAGGTAGGTTAAGTTTCTACCTCTCTTACTGTACCAGTCTGTTTGCCAGCCGTGTAAGCAGTAAGTTTTTTCAATTAAATGGTCAGAGTCAAACAGGTTTATGATAAGGTGATTCAACCATAGTTGCGCTAGTCTATTGTTTCTGATTTGAAAACCTACAGTGTAGTTGCTATATTGTCCTGTTGTATCTCTGTATTCTAATAGTAAACGCATTTCGTATTTATAAACGAAAAAAGGCCCTACAATCATAAGACTGTAGGGCCGGTGACTTAGTTTTACGCTAAGTCGTAGCGTGGCTTCATGATAGCCTTCAACATGACGTTGAATGGTGTGAAGTCTTCCAAGTCGTTAGACATGATTGACTCTGCTAGTGCTGGCGAGAAGCCAGAGACAAGAGCAGTGCCACGCTTGTCGAACTTGACTGGTGTGTTGCCGTAAGCGGCGTTCAAGTTCCAGAAGACAACCTTTGGTACAGTGTACCCAGCCGCTTCGTACTTACGAGCAATCATCTTGACTGCTGATTCGTCGTAGCCATCACAGCCTTGGTCGAATTGCATATCTGAGAAGATTACAAGAGTACCTGGCATTTCTGCCTGAGGAACTTGATTGTCAACCGCAGTCTTCAAGATCAAGTCAAATGCCTTGTTGAGGTCGGTGTTAGCGACTTCACCAGTGTTCATCTGAGTAACCTTTTCAGTGATGGAACCCTTTAGGGTAACCAACTTTGGGTTACGGCTGAAAGTCAAGAATGTATCCTTGAACTTACCAGTGTTCTTGTCGGCGAAGTACAAGCCTAGTGACAGGGCAACTTCCAAGCAAGTTAACTTGCTCTTAGAGTTGTAGCCACCAGCAGGGCAGGTCATAGAACCTGAACTGTCTACCATTGGTAGAACATCACCATCGCCGATGTAGTTTGGCAGAGCCGCCCATTGAGCGTCCATAGCGTCCTTCTCTGTCTTAGAGAGTGAACGAACAGCATAGCTGTTCATAGCGCCCTTCAACACATCGTACGGATAAACCGCACCAGCGTTGATTTTAACAGAGGTGTCACCGCTTGCCAACTTCTGTACGTACTCAGCGTACTTAGTGGTGTTGCGATTGAACGCCTTCTTGTATCGAGCGTGAGCTACAGATGGAACGTGTGGGAACTCGATGTTATCGAAGTCCTTAGCGCACATCTGTGTTTCGACAACCTTAGTCAAGGCTACCAAACTCTTACGGTACTGCTTTGGAGTCATACCGAAGAAGTCACGGATCTCTGCCGCGATCTTGCCCTTACGTGGCACCCATTTCGCAGCCAAGCCGTTACCGGCACGTAGCGCATCACCCAAGAGAGTGAATGCGGATGCCTTCATCGGTTGAGATTTGAAGACCAAGAGGTCATCGTAGCGACCGATTTCTGGAATCTTAGCAAGCAATCGCTTAGCATCTGCTGGGTTAACCTGTTCTAGGTGAACCAAGATTTGACGGAACAATTCACGTTCGCCAGCACCACCACGTGCGTCACGTAGCCACTGAGCGATACGTAGCGCCATCTCAGCGTCTTCTACATAAGCCGCAGTAAATTGAGGGATGATGTTCTTACCGCGGCTTGCGCCTGCGGCAAAGAAAAGATCCACGCAAGCATTTGCGGTGGACTTACGAGCCAACATACCGTTGGTAGTTCTCGCTGATTGATTTGCTACTGCTTCTACAAAAGTATTATTCATTTCAATATCTCCATTCATAAATAAAAAAGTTAACACACTATGAAAAATTTATTCCCAACACCAATCAATCATCATTACTTCAATAGGTATCTAAAACTTGTAGAATACTATAAAGAAAAAACTTATGATGGTTACACAGAAAAACATCACATAATTCCAAAATCACTACGACCAGAATATAGTAAAGAATCGTGGAACATTATATCGGTACCAGCTAGAGTTCATTTTATATTTCATTATCTCTTATGGAAATCATATCGTAACAGAAAAACATGGAATGCCTTTAAGTGTATGAGTTCTAATAATCCACATCAAAATCGATATTTTAACTCTCTGTTATATGCTTCATTAAAAGACTCTTCATTCAAACAATCAGATGAATCTAACAAAAAACGTTCTGAGAAATTAACTGGGAGAAAATTCTCAGATGAAACTCTTAGTAAAATGTCTGCTTGGCAAAAAGGAAAGCAGAAAAAATACAAAGTAGTATACACTGATGAAAGAAAACAAAAAATGTCTGCCTCGCAAAAAGGAAAACCAAGACCCGAAACAACAGGTGCTGGTAATGGGCGTTCAAAATCAATAATTTTTAGAAACATTAAATATGGCTCCATAAAAGAATGTTCAAGAATTACTGGCCTAACTCCATATTATATCAATAAAGAATTAAAATAAATTTGACGGAAGAGAATAACATTCTCTTCCGTTTTGCCATTAATTCTTAGTCTATGTTTCAGAGCATTTATTGATGCTCTGAATGACATATCTGTTGTAAGGCTACTTAGGGGCATCAGGCACTAAAATTTTATATAAGTTATCTACATTTCTATTATGTTCAGCATTTTTTCTGTTTTGTTTTATTTGAGATAATACTTTATTCCATCTATCACCATACTTTTCCCCTAACTTCTTACAAGCTAGTTCGAAGTCTTGTCGATACTGTTGATCTATC